CGGTTCGTATTGATGAAAATTCTACAGTTTATATTATTAGAGAAGTTCCAAACGGTTATTTTGAATTAACATTCTCTGAAGGTAATGTATTAGGTAAAGCTCCTTCGGCCGGTAATAAAGTTATTGCAACTTATCTATCAACTAAAGGTGCTTCTGCAAATGGTGCAAGTTCATTTGTAGCTTCTGATCAGGTAGATGTTGGTGGTACTGATTATAATATTACGGTAACAACTGTTGCAAATTCTGCTGGCGGTGATGAGAAAGAATCAGTAGCATCGATTAAAGCTAATGCTCCAATTGCATTTGCTACTCAACAAAGAATGGTTACTGCCGAAGATTACAAAGCATTAATTTTAGAAAACTATTCATCTACAGTTTCAGATGTAGTTGCTTGGGGTGGTAATGATAATGTTCCGCCTGAATATGGTGTTGTATTTGTATCACTTAATTTTAAAACAGGCATTGCTGATTCAATTAAGACTACAGTTAAGAATAGTATCGTGTCTCAACTTTCTGATAACCTTGGTATTATGTCAATTGATACTAAATTTACTGATCCTGTAAATACATTCTTAGAAATCACAACTAGATTTAATTTAGATCCAAATTTAACTGGTGATACTACACAAACTGTACAAAATAATGTACAATCAGCTATTAATACTTACTTCACAACAAATCTTTCAACGTTTGATGCAGTATTCAGAAGATCAAGTCTATTAGCTGAGATTGATGATCTTAGTCCGGCGATTCTTAACTCTAAAATGGATATTAAGATACAACAAAGATGGACACCTTCATTAAATACTCAAATTAGTACAACATTAGATTTTCCGGTAGTATTATCTCAACCAAATGAAACAGATCGTATTATTACTTCATCAGCATTTAGAGATGAGAATAATAATCTTGTTACTATTAGAAACGTATTAGATTCAACTAAATTAGAAACGGTCGACTCTTTAGGAGTTGTTGTGAAAGATAATATTGGTTCATATTCACCAACTGATGGTGTGATTACGTTAACTGGTATTGAAGTTTCTTCTTATAGTGGAACAGCTATTAAAGTATCTGCAATTCCTGCGAATCAATCAACAATTAAACCATTAAGAAATTATATCTTAAGTATTGATACTGATATTTCGACATCAATTGCTCAATTAGATTTCCAAAATACTCCAACATCGATTGGCACCTAATAAATTATGGCTATTCATATTTCTGAAACCAAAAATCGAAGAGCTCTTACGGTTGGTAAACCAGCAGTAAGTGAAACTCTTCCTGATTGGTTTACTGAAGATAATGCACAATTAATTACACTACTTGAAAAGTATTATGACTTTTTAGATGATAGTAGTGGCGATCAATCATTTGGTACTGCAATACGTGATCTTCATCATGTAAGAGATAGTCAGGCTGTACAAGAAAAATATTTAGATGAGATTATTAAAGAAATTGGTAATGGTTTACAGACATCTGCCTTTTTTCAAAAACCACGTCTCATGGTTAAACTTCTCTCTGAATTTTATAGAGTTAAAGGTTCATTGGTTTCTGTTGAAGGTTTCTTTAGAGGATTCTTTGGTGAACAAGTAACTATTGAATATCCAAAAGATAATATCTTTATTGTTAGTGAATCACAGATCGGATATGACTCACAAAGATTTATTATAGATAATGGAATATATCAAACTTTTTCTATATTGGTTAAGATCGGTCTTTCTGTACAAGACTATGAATCATTATACAAGAGGTTTGTACATCCTGCTGGTTTCCATTTTGCAGGTCAAGTACTTGCTGAAAGTGAAGCAGCATTAGATCTAGCTGGTTATACTGGTGTAGATTCTGATGAAATTAGACAGAATGATATTTCAGGTCTCAAACTAGTTAGTGATGCATCGTTAGGTACCGCTGCACCAACTGTACAATTAACTGGATTAGTTGATTCTTCTGATGGTACAACATTTAGAGCATCTCTTGATGAACTTGTTTCTGAATACACTGGCGATTCAAGTATCACAGCTCAGAGATTAGATGGATACTATGCTAATGTGGTTGAGTTGTTTACACCAAATTCATTCACATTCGATGATTCAGAAACAGTTAGTCCAAGAATGTCTATGACTACTGAGACAATGGATAATGATATGTTTACGCGATATAGTTCAAATATCCTTGATTCTTCGATATAAATAAGATAAACTGAGAGTAAAATTTAAATATGAGCAGACAAAATATTTCAATAGGTACAACAGCAAATGACGGAACTGGCGATACGCTAAGGTCTGCTGGCATTAAAATTAATGCTAACTTTGCTGAAATTTATGAGCATCTAAGTGGTGATAGCGCCGCTTTGTCTTCTAAAATCTTTATGGAAGATAGTTCAATTGTATTTGAAGGACCTTTAGCTGATGACTATGAAACAAGATTGCATGCGGTAAATCCTACAGCTGATCGTAGTATTCAATTACCAAATGCTGATGGTGTTATCACATTAAATACTGCTACTCAGACTCTCACAAATAAATCATTAACATCACCAAGCATTGTTACACCAAAAATTACAACTAGTATTAATGATGTTAATGGAAACGAATTAATTAAGTTAAGTGCAACAAGTAGTGCAGTTAATGAAATCACAGTTGTAAATGCAGCGAGTGGCAATAATCCACAAGTAAATGCAACAGGTTCAGGTACAAACATTAATTTGAATTTAAATGCAAAGGGTACCGGTTCAGTTGAAATAAGTAAAGCAGCATTTGAATCAGTTGAAATATCTGCGGATGGTGCAGCCTCTGCAAATGCAACTTATATTATTTGTAATAAAGCTTCAGCTCTTGCTGTTTCTCTTGCAGATGGTACAACAACTGGTGAATATAAAATTTTTACAAACAAAGGTTTAGGTACTACAACGGTCACGCCAACAAATTTTGCAAATGGAACAAGTTTTGCATTAGCACAATATGAAGGTGCACAATGTGTATGGGATGGATCGAATTGGTACTTAGTAGGAAATCAAAGCGTAACAACGGTAGTGTAATATGTCAGCAATTGTAACAGACCCATTAAAAAAATATTATCAAACTCTTGTCTTTAATGAAATAAGTAGTTCAACAGACAGCAATGAATTTTTCATTGGTATTGGTAAATCAGATGACTATAACGCAACAGATACAGTTGTCAATCCTGTTAGAACACTTGAAGAAGAAAGAGAATTAAGAAATAATTTATCTTCAATTAAAAAAATAACTGCACAATCATTTGTTGTTCCAAGATACAATTGGTCATCGGGTGCAATTTATTCTTCATGGTCAGATAATCAAACTGGTTATCCAACAAATTCATATTACGTATTGACCGAGGATAACGAAGTTTATATTTGTTTAAAACAAGGTAAATCTGCAACAGGTGCAGCAAATACTTCAATTGTAAAACCAAGTTATTCAGATGCTGGTGTATCTGAAACTTCATCGTTCGAAACATCTGATGGATACGTTTGGAAATTATGTTATGCAATTTCTGCGGGTAGAGCGGCAGACTTCTTATCTGCATCTTATATGCCTGTACAAGATATTACAATTGACTCTTCTAGTGCTAATACATTTGAATTACAACAATTAAACGTTCAAAATGGTTCTACTCCAGGTCAAATTATTGGTGTTGAAATTGTTGATGGAGGTACAGGTTATACTTCGGCTCCTGCAATTACATTTAAAGGTAATGGTAGTGGTGCTTCTGCAACAGCTACAATTTCTGGTGGAACAATTGTTAAAGTTGAAATGGACGATGATTCTGCTTCATTAGGTAGTGGATATGATTTTGCTTCTGCAACAATATCTGGTACAGGTTCATTAAGACCTATTATTGGTCCAAGAGATGGTATTGGAAAGAGTCCTATTAATGATCTTAAATCATCTTCATTAATGTTTAACATTCGTCCAGATGGTACTGAAGGTGATACATTTAATGTTAATAATGACTTTAGACAAATTTCATTCTTTAAGAATCTTGAACTTACAGATTCAGCAGCTGCTGGTCCATTATTCAAAGGTACTTCAGCAAATACAAATAGATATTTAACACTTACCGGAACTATTACTGCTTCTGGTTTTGCGGTTGATGAAGTTATCACAGGTGGTACTTCAGGTGTAACTGCTTATATTGATGAACTAGATAGTGCTAATGGTAATAAGATCTGGTTCCATCAAAATAGTAACAATGTTGCCGGTGTATTTACAGATGGTGAATCATTAAGTGGTAGTGCTTCTGGTTCAGGTACTGTTGATAGCGGAGATAAATATTCTACAATAGATATTTACAGTGGTGATTTACTTTATATTGAAAATAGATCACGTGTAATTAGATCAGCATCACAACAAGAAGATATTAAAATTGTAATTACGGTATAAGATAATGGCGAATACATTTACAACAACCACTTTTTCAAGCACTTATAAGGATGATTTTAGAGATAGCGATAACTATCATAGAATCCTTTTTAATGCTGGTAAAGCTCTACAAGCACGTGAGCTTACTCAAATGCAAACTATCATTCAATCTGAGATTGGTAGATTGGGTAGTAACTTATTTAAAGAAGGTGGTGTTGTTCAACCTGCTGGTGCTTCATTAGACCAATATGAATATATTAAATTAGCAACTGGTCAATTACCAAATGACACTGCTACTATTATTGGTAAAACATTTACTGTTGCAGCTCCTGCGGCTCAAGTACAAGTTAAAATTTCAGGTGTAATTGAGGCAAGTGGTTCAGATCCAGATACATTAATTGTTCAATATGTATCAACTTCATCTGGTACTTCTGGTACTTCACCAATTAGAGTTGGTAACAGTCAAACATTAGAAAATTCTACTCTTGGATCTGGTTATAATATGATTACTGCGGCTACAAATGCTGCTGGTAAAGGTTTAAGATTCTCTATGGGTGAAGGTGTTATCTTTGCTCAAGGTCATTTCATCTTTGTAGAAAAACAAACAATCTATCCTTCTAAATATTCTACTTCTTTTGAAGGTGATATTGGATATAAAGTTACTCAAGATGTTGTAACAGTTTCTGATACAACTGCTCTATATGATAACCAAGGTGCATCTCCTAACTTAGCTGCTCCTGGTGCAGATAGATACCGTATTCGTTTAACACTAACGAAAAAATCTGATTTAACTGCTACAGATAACTTTGTTTACGTATTAAGAATTAAAGATACTAAGATCGTTGATAAAACAACTGTAACAGATTCATATAACGAATTAAATAAAACATTAGCATTAAGAACAAAAGAAGAGTCTGGAAACTATATTTCTAGTCCAATCACTGCTAAGTTTAACGATTTAAACGATTCTAATTTACAATTAGAAGTCAGCCAAGGTGTATTCTATATTGATGGATATAGAGTTCAAGCACCTGCAACTAAGATTACTGTTCCAAAAGCACAAGATACTGTAACTGCAGAAGATGAAATCATTGTTGCTCAATATGGTAACTATGTTCTTTGTGATTATACAGATAACAAAGGTTTCCCAAATATTGAAACGTTTGTTAAAGTAAATCTTAGATCAGCTACTGATTATGGTGGATCTACAATCGGTACTGCAAGAGTTAGAGCTATCGAAGAATCTACTGGTAATAATATTGCACTATACTTATTTGCTATTGAAATGAATAGTGGACAATCATTTGGTTTAACAAGATCAATTGGTACCGGTGTTTCAGATTATATGAATATTGTACTAGAAAATGGTGCAGCTACATTAAAGAATACTGCTGAGAATAATTTATTATTCCCACTACCAAGTGAAAGACCACAACAAACTGGTCAATCTTATTCTACCGCTACTTTACAAAAGAGATACACATTTACAACTGACGGTTCAGGTAATGTTTCATCTGTTGCAGTTGGTGTAACTGGTGGTAAATTTACAAATACAAGTCAATGGGTTGCTTCTAGGGTTGATTCATCAATTGATAACTCTATTGCATTCTCAACATCTAGTCCATTTACAACATTTAGTGTAAGTGGTGGTGATGCAGCACAAGACTATGAAGTAATTGCTACAATTACAAAATCTACTCCAAGTGCAAGAACTAAGTCATTACAAAATACTACTAAAACAATTGCATGGCCAGGTGATGCATCAACTGATGCTGCTGGTAATAAGTACATTGACTTAGATAAAACAGATATTTTTGAAGTATCATCAATTAAATTAGTTGATTCTGATGGTGCAGATATTAGTACTAACTTTACAATTGATAATGGTCAAAGAGATAACTATTATGGATTTGGTAGAGTTGTTCAAAAAGCCGGTACATCAATTCCAACATCTGATATTTTTGTAAGATTTAAATACTTTACTCATGGTGCTGGTGATTTCTTTGATGTAACTTCTTATGTACCTGCTGAGGTTGGATACGATGAGATCCCAAGTCATAGACAAAACAATGGTGATGTTGTTTCATTAAGAGATGTTGTTGACTTTAGACCAGTTGCAACTAAATCAGCTGGTGGTATTGCATTTGACTCAGATGGTGTTGGTGGAAGTGGTATTATTAATCTATTACCACCTAATACAAATACCTTAACTGGTGACATTATTTACTACGAATCTAGAAATGATAGATTAGTTGCACTTCCTGGTGCTGCTGATACAGTAAATGTTACTGGTGCTTATAAAGTTATTTCTGGTGTATCAGACTTAGATCCTAAATATCCTGACATTCCTACTTCATCAATGAACTTAATGAATATTAGTTTAAATCCATATACTCTAAATGAGTCTGATTTAACTACTACTCTTATTCCTAATAAGAAGTTCCAAATGAAAGATATTGCTGAACTAGAACAGCGTATTGACGAACTACAAGAGTTAACTACATTAAGTCTATTAGAATTAAATACATCTTCATTATCAGTAATTGATTCAAATGGTAATCCAAGAACTAAAGCTGGTTTCTTAGTTGATAACTTTAAGGATTATACATTCTCTGCAACTGATAGAGATGAATATAGAGCAACGATTGATGATCTAGAAGGTCTATTAACATGTAAGCAATATGCAAATAATGTTAGAATGATCTATGATTCAGCAGATGCTTCAACTACAACAGAGAGAAATGGTGATTTAGTTACATTACCTATTTCATCTCACCAATCATTTGTAGATCAGAATCTTGCTACAGAAACAATTAATGTTAATCCATTCGCAGTAATTACAAACTTCGGTGCTTGTAGACTTTCACCTGCATCAGACGAATGGGCTGAAACTAAATATGCACCTGATAGAATTGTCACAGGTGGAACAGAAAGAATTAATAGAGGAAATATATTCACGGGTAATATTAATGCTTGGAGAAATAGCTGGATCGGTAGACCAGTTGGTAATCAAGTAACTGTTCGTGGTAGAGTATCAGTAAGACGTGATATTATTGGTGATAGAATCATTGATGTTGATATTATCCCATTCATGAGATCACGTTTAGTTTATTTTAAAGCAGAAGGTTTAAGACCTAATACAAAACATTTTCCATTCTTTGATGGTGTGAATATTGCAAACTATGTTAGAGAAGAATCTTCATTCCTTAGATTCGGTACAACAACTACTGATGTTGGTAACCAGTATACAAATAGAACGTCTCATCCAAATGGTGCAGGTGATCTAATATCTAATGATGCTGGTGAAATCATCGGTTCATTTATTATTCCAAGCAATAATTCACTTAAGTTTAGAACTGGTTCAAGAGAATTTAAACTATTAGATATTTCTGCAGATAACGAAGATAATGCAACATCTAAAGCAATTGCAGGATTTACTTCAACCGGTGTTTTAAATACTAGACAGAGAACAATTGCTTCTACAAGAGTTGAAGATACATTTAGACTAATTCAAGTTCAAATGGATCCAGTTGCAGAAACATTCTTTGTAAGTGGAAGAGAATATCCAAATGGTGTATTCATTACTAAGACAGATTTATTCTTCTCAAGTAAAGATGATAATATTCCGGTAAGATGTGAAATTAGACCTGTAGAAAATGGTATTCCAACTAAAGCACCTTTACCAGATGCTTATGCTTATGTTGCACCTTCGAATGTAAATATTCCAGGTGATACAGGATTATTAAGTTCAGTACAATCTGCTGCAACTACATTCACATTTGAAGAGCCTATTTATCTAACACCTGATAGAGAATATGCTGTTGTAGTTCTTGCAGAATCTACAGACTATAACATTTATGTTGCTA